TTCCCATTCTTCCCATACTTCCCACCATTCTTCCCATTCTTCCCATACTTCCCACCGTTCTTCCCATACTTCCCATACTTCCCACCGTTCTTCCCATTCTTCCCATACTTCCCACCGTTCTTCCCATACTTCCCGTTCTTCCCATTCTTCCCAGGATTCAGCAAGGTTCCAGCATACAAGTGCGTATCATTGGATTCAGAAGTTTTATCTGACAAGGGCTGGATAAAAGTCGGAGATGTAAAGGTTGGAGATACATTAATTACAATTCATCCAAATGATTTTAATTATGAAAATCCAAGCGCAACAATTACATCAGAACAAGTACAGTTGGTAGAGACTAAGGTTTCTTCTATCGAGTACAGCGAAAAGATGACATATAAGCTAAATGATTCAGAATCTAAGTACTCTGGACAACAGCCAATATTTATCAAGTTTGGATACTTGTTCGTAGCCACTACAGTTGAAACAGCACAAGAAGGCTCAATAATGCTAAAGGTTGATGAAAATGGAAATGTTTCTGAAGTTGAGTTAAATTCAATAACAGAATCTGGTGAATCAACAGTAGCAGATATTAAGACAGAAGAGTTCGGATGGTTAATAACCAAAGATAACGTCTTAATGTTCTAATAAAAAATATAGTAAAATATAGGAGGGGAAACCCTCCTATATTTATATTCAGCTATTGAATATAATAATTCAAAATGATATAATAGAAATATGGAATCAAAATCACAATACGAAGATAACGGCGACGGCTGGCTTTATAAAGATAGATCAGAAACAACTTCCAACAGAATAGACAGACAGTTTGGAAATATAGTTGTTACTAATCCAGGTATTGGTCTTAATGTATATAAAAATGCATTTACAAAAGAACAAATACAATATGTCATAAATGTCCTGGAAAAAAATGTTGGATCAGGGATATATAGATGGAATGAAGCCACAGTAACAAATTCTAAAACGCCAATTAAAAAGGCAAGAGACTGTGTAGATTTTAAAATGAGCAGAAACTCTCTTGGTCCTAGAAATGAAAAAAATGCAGAGTTGCATGACATGTATGAATTAGTTTTTGATGTTTTAAAAAAGTGTGTAGATGATTACTCTAAGTATTGGGGTATAAATGTAAATTGGTATGAAGTATTTAATTTTGTTAAGTACGAAGGCGAAGGCAAAGAGTTTAAAATACACGGAGATCACGGACCAAGATATGTATGTACAGTGTCTGCTGTAATTTATCTAAACGATGATTACGAAGGCGGAGAAATACATTTCCCTAGATTAGATAATACTATTGTAAAGCCAGGATATGGAGATATTGCTGTATTCCCATCAAATTATATATATGAGCATGCCTCATTACCAATAAAAACAGGAACAAAGTATTGCGTTGTTGTCATGATGGACATAAACGATCTAGCGCATAAAGATAATCCATATGCAGTAAAGGTAAATCAATAATGGAAGTAACTAATCAGGTTGAGAATGAAATAGTTCAAACTTGGAGCATTAAAGAAGATATGGGCAACGGAATATGGGTGTATAGAGATGTGTTGCCAAAAGAATTAGATCTAATTAATAGGCTAGAAAATGTGCTAGGCGATAAAGGAAATGCATTCAATTGGCAGCCAGCATACGTTGGTTATATGCAGAGAATGCCAGAGTATAGAGATTGTGTTGATTTTAAATATAAAAAAGAAAATGTAATTTCTTATCCAGGACAGGCAGCAAAAGATCTCGTATCCATATGGCAGGACTGCTATGACAGAAAATCTGAAGCAGTAAAAGACTATTGTAAGATGTATAATATCCAAGAGTTAAGATACTGGGAGTCTTTTAATTTTATTAAATATGAACCAGGTCATCACTTTATGGAGCACCACGATCATGGATATTCTTATAATTGTACAGTTTCTTTAGTTTCTTATTTGAACGATGATTACGAGGGTGGAGAGCTCTACTTTAGATTGCAACAGTTAAATATAAAGCCCAAAGCTGGAGACCTATATATATTCCCTTCTAATTTTATGTACCCACACCAAGCAATGGAAGTTAAGTCTGGCACAAAGTATTCTTTAGTAACAATGTTGGATTATAGTTCTAAGTATCATAATCCTAAATTTTATCAAGAAACAGGAGACTAATGTCTATCCTAAAAGGGTTTGTGTTTTCAGATCAATCTCTTTCTATATCCCCCATGCCAATACAAAGAGATTGGGCAGAGGGCACTGGCGCAAGACATGCTTATCATTGTTTCCCAGTGACTACAGCAAACACCATAGGTTGGTACCTTTCTTCTAAAAATAAAATTGTTTTTGAATGGGATGGCTCAGATAATCCTACAGGAGAAGCAATTAATATAATTGAAGGAAAAGAATTCTGCCATGCTAATAGAGGACATGGAACTGTTTCCATATTTACAGGAATTAAGTTTCAATCTGAAAACAATGTAAGCTTGTGGACCATAAACCCAGTAAATTATTTTAATCCAGATTGGGAGGTTATGTCTTCTCTCATGAGTACATCTTTCTACAATCATGAACTCCCACTAGCAATAAAAGTATTGCAGCCAAATAAGAAAATAGTAATAGAACCAGGACAGCCGATAGCAACAATTGTTCCAATATCTTTAGGGATGTTAAAAAATGAGTCAATAGATGTGTACGACTGGCCGTATGACCCAAATTTTGCTAATGAAAATAAAGAATATGAAAAGGCAGCCCAGGCTTTAAATCAAAAAGGAATATGGACTGATTGGTATAGAGACGGGGTTAATTACAAGGGAGAAAAAATAGGAGAACATGAAGTTAAAGCACTAAAGCTTCAAGTAAACAATTTTTCAGAAAGATATAATAATGAATAATAAAATTAGATTTGTTGCAAACAGACCTTGGCTAGATGAAAAGAGTTTTGGCTCTCCTGTACAAATTATGAAGACTATACCAGATTGGTATAGAAAAGCAGATAGGTTTTTTAAAAATATAAATGGGGATTTTGTAATTGGTCCAGATAAAGGAAAGATTCCAACATGGAAGGCCTGTCCAGCAGTATTTGATGTAATGGGAACTGGATATGCTTATGTTACTCCATACGATTTAGAATTTTTTATAAATGGCCAAGGTAAAATTGATATTAAGGTATTAAATAATCCTAACGAAAAAAGTTTTTATCCCCCATTTGTTTCTAAAAGAGATCCAATGCCTCAATTTAAAAATCCAGAGGGATATCATAAAGAGCATTTTGCTTGGTTCCCAGAGTGGTCAGTTGAGACGCCCCCAGGATATAGTGCACTATATACACACCCATTAAATAGGTTTGAGCTACCATTTTTAACTGTTAGTGGAATTATAGATAACGATAAGGTTATACTTCCAGGCTCTATGCCATTTTTTGTTAAAGAGGGCTTTGTTGGTATAATAGAAGCAGGTACCCCAATAGCTCAAATAATTCCTTTCAAAAGAGAAGATTGGGAATCTGAATACGCTTCAGAAAAGCCGCTAGACTTGGCTAGAAAAAATGTAGTAAATTCTCAAAAGTATAGAAAGCCAGATGGCGGAGTTTATAAAAATGAAGTTTGGGAGCCAAGGAAATATTTATGAAAAAAGATTATGCAAATGATATGCAGTGGTTAAACAATAGGGTGTCTATAACTCCTTCTGGATTTTTTGGATCATCTGCAGAATCAATTCAGGCAAGAGAAAACTTTATGACTGAAGAAGAGCTAAAGTTTTTATCAGATCAGGCAAGGTCTATAGATGAATGGGATATTACAGAAACTCATTATAATGAAGAAGGAACAGTAATATATTATTCAGACTACTGGAAGGATAGGGTTGCATCAAGACCAATACTCGACAAAAAGAATCCAGATATAGCCAGAACTATAGACAAAATGGTGGCACGGTTAAAGATAGAGGTAGACAATTTCTTTAATGTAAATGCAATTCCTACTAGCCCAGCAATAGTTAGATGGTTGCCTGGACAAAAGCAAGAGCCGCATGCAGATAAAGAACTTCATGTTGGTGAGGATGCTGGCAAACCTAATGATTTCCCATATTACGACCT